GTTATCTTTATTAATACCAGTCAGCCTGACTGCACTGATCAGTCCCCCTGACGTATCACTCACGTCACCCTGACTGCTCCCTACCATTAAAATAGGGTTAAGTTTATACAAATTAGTAGATGAAAGTCGCTTCTTTTTAAGCAAACCAATAGACACCATTAACTTAATACGTCTATAAATTGTAGCCTTAGATAATCCAAGTAGGCTGTGCATATGAGCAAGACGTGGGTAGCATTCGCCTGTCTTCTGATTTGAGTACCGCAAAAGCACAACAAGTATCGCTAGGCAATCGGCTTTATTCCTACCTGCCAAGCCTAAGAATATATCGTTTTTAAATAAACTTACAGGAACTCGTATATGACTTGCGTATTTAGCCATTATTTACCTTGTATTTACATACTTTATCATGCTCAATCTGTAATTTAAGCATTTCGTAGTACCATTCCTCCTCTAGAATAGGGTTTAAATCGCTTTTAAAGGGGTATAGACGCTGAACTTTGAACTCTAGGCTATCCGAGCTAGGTATAGGCTTATAATACAGCAAAAAACAGGGTATATTTAAGCCTTTGGCTATATACTCCACAACATTGGTATATTTCTTGTAATTTCTACCAGTATCATAGACAGTTTCAATGACTGCTAATGGCTGCCAACAAGGTTTGTTAATACAAATAGGAACTGAATCAATATCTATATAAGCAATATCTTGGCATTTATTTCTATGCCATTCGGAATAAAAGTCGCCAAATCCACCTACAAAATAGTTATACCTAGCCATTCTCTGCCTCCATAATTGCTAATCCAATTTGTCTTGCGATCTGTGGTACAATAGAATTTCCAAGAGCTTTTATTCTATTTGATCTATCTTTGTCCAGTTCATAGGATACCCCATTAGGAACTCCACAAAATTCGGATTGAGTTTGCCACCAGGTTTGTTGTCTTTCAAAACTTGTCTTGGTAATGAACTCTTCTGATCTCTGCTCTCCTTCCAAGTTATGTTGTATCCCGCATCCTTGTGGTCCCTCGCTACTGGAGTTGGATACATCTTTTCCAAGTACAGCATTGCATCCGATAGTTTTGCACCGAATGTGCTGTCTGGTTTGTTCTTCTTTCTCAATATGAAACCTCCACTCTCTGTCATCTCCACTCTTGAACTCTGTTCCCCTCCCTCCACACAACCTGCTGTCGGAGTTGGAAACATCTTCACTGCCATTGTTAATGGCGTTCCTCCTTGTTTGTATTTCTTCGTTCTCTCTGACGCTGAGTCTTGTGTTGGTGTTGGGTACATTTTTATCATCTCCGAAAGATAACCTGTCTTTCTGTTCGTTGCTGCTCTGCTTGGTCGCATTCCTTTGCGATCTATATGATCCATTGTTGTTGGAGTAGGCAAGAATCCAGATTCGTTTTCGTTGATGCCACGCACCGATGCCTGAAGCTGGAATAATAATACATTGGCTTTTGAAACCTTCGTTTTCCAAGTCAGTAAGCACCTGTCTGAGTACCATGCCTTCGTTGATATTAACAATGCCTTCAACATTTTCTCCAATAACCCATCTTGGTTTTGTTTCTCTAATAACTCTAAGCATTTCATCCCAGAGATAACGATCATCTTCTGTTGATTTTCTTTTTCCTGCAACGCTGAATGGTTGGCAAGGAAATCCTCCTGTAATAACTTCGGCTGCATACTTTTCTCCTTTGACATTTCTTATATCCTCCTCAATGTTAATGTTGGACCAGTGTTTCTTTAAAACCTTTTGGCAGAATTTATCTTTCTCTACAAACCCAATCGTTTCAAAAAACCCAGTTGATTCTAAACCTAAACTAAATCCACCTATACCAGAAAATAAATCAAGTGTTCTCAGTTTCATTATTTCTTTCGTTGTAATTTTTACTTCTTTCTTTCATTAGTTCAATGTTAAGAACTTGCACCTCTTCGTTTAATCTATCTATTTCTTTTTTAAGAACTAAGATTTTTTCGTCATACATTTCTATGACATCTTCTACTTCCAATTGTTTATCTAACATATCAACTTTCCAATTTTTCTAATTTAACTATTACACCTTTTGGAATAACAACACAGTCGCCTACGTCTAGCTCATCTGTTGTTGGATCAATAGAATAAGTGGCAAAAGTTTTAATAAAGTTATCATTGTCTTCATAAAGATAACCTATTGTAGTACATATTGCAGGTTTAAGATTTTTTAAATCCTCCTCAGTATTCCATGCGTTATCGCAACTATTAATATCTTGCCAAACAACTATAACCTTTTCAAATTTTATACTTTGCATAATAAGCCTCATAAAAACTTGTAGGTTGAACACCTGTTTTTTTAGTAATCACATTCATAATTTTAGGATGAGGTATTCTCTCTGACTTTAAATACCTAATCACAGATACAATAGGATTCTTACCTGTTAATCCTATTAACTTTGCAAGATCTTTATTGCTAAGTTTATGCTTTTCTTTGTACTCGTTTAGTGTCATTTCTTTTTCCTTTTGTTTCCAAAAGCATCAAACATTCTATGATACTTTTTAAGTAGTCGTTTTATTTGTTGATTGTATTTCATTTATATCCTTTCGTTAGAATTTAACTTTCGTTAAATTAATAATAACCATAAAAGTTATTAACAGTCAATCTTTATTTTGCATTGACTTAAATTAATAATATATGTATTGGTTATCTAAACAATGAAAGGTTTAAAATGGTTATTGATTTAACAAAGAATAATTCTACTGCGTCTATAAAAAATATAGATGAAGATATTGCTTTGCAATATTATAAAAAATTAAACTTAGATCACAGCTCACCATCTCAGGAAGCATTAACAGATAGCGATTGGTTAGTTAGATACTGTCACTTCACTCAAGAGGATCGTAGATTAATGAACATCTCTTATCGTATGACTGCTGGTGTATCTATTGGTAGAGCTTCGCAGCGATATGTTTCTAAGTATATGTACGATGCTGAGAAAAAAATATTAAATGAAAAGAAATCTTTAGACCAAATCATAGATGAAGAATTAAAAGAGTATGATAAATACCAAGCACACAACGAAGCAGATAAAGAGCAACACGAAGATACTAAAAACTATTTAGTTGATATGATTAAGATAACAGTGAAAGCTGTTAATGACATTGGCTTAGGTGAAGAGTCTGCCAGCGAAAGATATTGCTCACATAAATTTAAAGAATTAGTTTTACCAAAGATAGGTAGAATTGATTATGAAGATTCTAAAAATAAATTTATTGAATTAAAAACTAAACATAGATCAAAAAGAAAATCAGATACTAAAGCTGGATTCTCTTGGGTTAAAGGTTATTTACCTAAGACACCAGACATCAACCATTTAAAACAATGTGCTTTCTATTGGTACAGTACAAAGAAAACTCCACATCTATTGTATGTTAATCAAGACAGCTACAATGTATTTACGCCTGACACTTGCGATCTATTAACTCCTGAGTATATGGAATTTTTAATTCAACAAGATTTAATCAAAGCAAAGATTAGACAAAACTTAGTTTATATTTGTAAAGGTAATCCTTATGAGATGGCTAAGTTAATTGCACCACCAGATTTTTCTGGTTTCATGTGGAAAGATATTCAAGAAGAATATGTACGCAAAGCTGCTAGTCTATGGGACAATGTGTAGAGTTATGGATATAAATTATTATCACAAGCAACATGAAAAGATTAGACAACAATTTAGACATGATGCTATAATGCGTGAGATAAAAAAACGAGAGGATAAATTATTTAAAGATATGTTTATTAAAATATTTTTAATTTTAATTATATTTTTATTGTTAGTTTATTTAATTGCTAAATGAAAATTATACTCACAATAATTCTTATGAATGGTTATAGTCATTCATACGAATATAAAGTAGATAATATTGATCCTCGTTTGTGTGATGCTTTGTTTAATAAGCATACTTATGTACACACAAGTAGGTTCAGTACAGCAAGAAACAAGACAGGTATATACTACAAGTCTAAGGAAGTGTTTGCATATACTTGCAATTATAAAACAATATAGAGGAAACAATGAAAGACAAAATAAAAATGGTTAATGATTTATGTGCAGCTAATGGCACATACTTAAATCAACATGGTAAGAAAACAGTATCAGCTTGGAGCAAAGTAAAATATTTTAGAGAAGTATTTGGCACTGAGTTTGGTATTAACTGCGTAATACAAGAACACTCTGATCGTTATGTTATAATGAAATGTATTATAACTAAATCAGATCCTGAACATATTATAGCAACAGGTTATTCTAAACAATACAGAGATAAACCAGGCTACTTAGAGATTGCCGAAACATTTGCAATCACACGAGCTTTATCATTCATGGGTATTCTTCTTGAAGATATAACTTCAAAGGAAGAGTATGAGGAATTAGATATTCCAGTACAGCCTATGAATGAAAAAGATACTACATCAGCCGATACAAGATATGATGATAGTATAATTA